TGAACCAAATGTTTCTTGGATTTTATTAAGGAAATTATCAATGCTTTTTTTACCATAACTATATTGCCTAAATTTCATTTTTCTCCAAGTTTCTTTCTGGTAAAAATCACCAACTTGTTTATTTAGTTTATCTTTTTCAACTAAATATGCTTTGAACTTGATATAATCAACCGATTTGCTATTTTGAACTGATAAATGAGTTTCTTTTTCAATAATTTTATTTCGTTTCTTTTCTTGCAATAATATTCGTTGGTTTCTTTTTCCATAACCTTCTATTTTTCGCTGTGATGCTGTATATTGTAATTTCTTACCATTCTTATCCATCATATACACCAACGAATGTTTACCTGGGTCGCACCCAACAATATTCCTATCTTTCAACGTATCTAATTGTTCTTTGGATAAATCTTCAATACCATAAAAATCTTGTTCTGGAATACTTGGAACTCTTGCACCCCATTTTTTATCTTTCAAATCTTTTCTAATAAACAACAAACAACAAGATACTCCGTCAGTTTGTATTTGATGATGGAACTGATAATGTTGGTTTCTAAATATTTTATGGTTCAAGTTCAAAAAGGCATTCCAAATGTCGTGTTGGTTTTCTTTTAGGTTTTTATGTAATTCGCCCTTTTTTATTCCATCTGTTTTATTTGCTGGACAGAATAAACTAACCAAACTTGCTGTATCCAAAATAATATGTTTTGGAACAATATTGGTTCGTAGTGGTAAGGGTTGGAATAATTTACTTTCTTGTTTTTCCAATACTTCATTCATATATAACATTCCTTTTAAATAGTCAAATGGTCTAACTTTTACATCATAATGGATTGATTTTTTAATATTTTGTGGGAAAATATTAGGTAAATGAGTTGTTTTCCATTCATTAAACATTTCATTGGTTTCATTATCCAAACTCATCAGTTGATGTTTCAATTTGAATAAAATGGATCTATCTTCAGTTATAGCAGTTGTTGTTTTGTTAATAAATCTCAAAAAGTGTTGAATAAAATGTTCTTGTGCGTTGTTGGATAAGGAAGTATGAATTTGCGTTGCTAAATAAGGTAATAAAAAGGATGTGTTTTTCAAATTAGTTTTTTCGTGATTTATTGTTGGTTGGTATTCTTCTAAATAAAACTTTTCTAACTTATCAAGCAGTGCTGTATCACCACCTTTCTTTCCTCTGTTATCACGAGTGCCTAATGTCTTGATACAATACAAAATAAAGGTATCATCAATTTCAGGCAAAGCGATTTTATTGGAATAACAATTCAATACATACAAACGGATAAACTGGTAAGAATGTATCATTAAATTATTCATTTCAAAAACCAGATTATTTACTACAGGTTGCACCAAATCACGATTGAGTAAAACAGATTTGAGCGTTGTTTTGATGGTTTTGTATGCGGATTTATCATTATTCCTAAACTCTTTGAATTCGTCTTTCAACTTCTTCTTTTTCACCATTCTATATTATTACTAAAGATTATATTTCTATATAATTGTTTATAAACAATTATATAAATCCCTAAATGTTTTCCTTTTCGTTTTTTTCTTCAAGTTTCTTTATTTTTTCTTTTTTATTCAAGTATGCTTGTCGTGCGTATTCCTTCTTTTTTTCAGTTGATAGGTTAGCCGAATAATTAGTTTTTTCTTTATATTCTTTTGCTCGTTGCTTTTCCTTTTCTTTATTATTTTCATAATATACTTTTCTACTTGCTGGTGCTGTGTATTTTTTGAGATGCTCTTTGGTTTGAATTAATTCATCTTGTAATTTTTTATTTTCTTCCTCTGTAATTTTTAATTTGTGCATTAGTTCATCAACATTCATAGTTAGTATAGTATGATAAATATTATTTATGTAATTTATCATAATAATTATTTTGTATTTTTGTGCGAACTTAAATCTTCAAAGGTGTATAATCAATTTTCTTCTTGTATGATTTTTTGGTGGGGTAAAGTTTCCCTATGCTAGTTCCGCTTCATTCACCACTCTTTTGGGCGTAAGTGATTTTAAAGTAGACACGCGTTTTGTATCCAAAATGCGCAATGTAAAGTTGTGTTTGTCTACATTAAAATGTAATGCGGGAATGGAAGTCAGTTCGCGTGCCTCTTTATCATATACGACGTCCTTTGTTTTTAATAGTTTCCCTTTTTCTAAACAATCCACAAAAAAGATCTTTAGATTCTTCACCTCCTTTGCGGGAAGACCGTGATCCTTACCATATTTTTCAGCGTAACAGTGCAACTTTTGGATTTTTACTGTTTTATCCAACTTATTCCATGGCTCCGTTTTATTGTGCTGTTTTTCAGTCTCTAACAACGAATCCAATTTATCAATATGCATGGTGGAAGATGGACCGGTCTGAATTCCAGACAGACCTGGAATATAGGGCGGCTTTACAATGGGCACCTGCTCATTCGTTGCTTGCGATTCATCAGATTGTGATTGAGTTGTAAACATATCCTATCGTCTGTTCCTTTATATTGTATATCCGATTGTATCTATCTTGTTTTCAAATGTATTTATATTGTTTCCCGTCCGTTGACTTACGTTTCTCTCAAATAAACGCAATAGATGTATACTTCATATACCCGAAAAACCTATGGATTCTAACAAGATGTTATCCATCCCTGTAGAATCCATGTCCAAGAAGACGAAAAAAGTGATCACCGAAAAACCCAGAAAACACCGCATTGTTACACAAACCGCGAAATGGTCGGATATTTCGGACAATTTGGTCGAAAATGAGGGTAACGGTTTAATCGTGCTCCTAAATAAAGATATCGATAATGATACATGCGACGCATCAAAGATGATCGCCCAACATATCCGAACCAAGATATGTGGATATGCCGCACAAGATCGCGAGAAGGGTCTGTTTTCAGAGAGTGAATTTGTGAAATACCAAGATGTCTTGGACTTATTCAAGACATCTGAGCTGAATTGTTATTATTGCAAGGAAAAAACAATGACGTTGTATGAATATGTTCGCGAACCAAAGCAGTGGACTTTAGATCGCTTGGACAATTCTCGTGGTCACAATCGAGATAATGTGGTATTGGCTTGTTTACAATGCAATTTACGTCGTCGAACTATGGCGTCGGAACGCTACGTTAAAACGAAGGAAATGTCCAAGATTGTTAAGGTGGAGTGAGAAATTTTGCATGTTTTTCGGCCTTTCCGTTGTATACTTGTATTTGCTTCTCCAATGAGGCTATCAGCGTTTCATCAATCATGTCTGTTATATTCTGTCGGGGTGAGACTTGTCCAAAGAGTATCTTGTCTAGAATGTCTTTAACGCGGGGCCCATATTTGGTTGCATATTTGGTTGCGCGTTCTAACTGGAGAGGAGTTACCTCCCCAAGAGCGATGGAGTTAATGTTATAGGTTGGAAATTTATCTAGAATATCAGTTTTAATCTTTTTCGCCAATTGCATGTTTGTTTCCGAATATTCGACCATCATATTCTTATCCGAATTTTTATCATGTTGGTTTGCATTGTCGTATAATATCCACATTAATAACAACGCCAAATATATGGTCGCTGATAATAAAATATAAACATCTTTCATTTCACTATATTTTAGTTGTTTGTTTGTTTCACACGCGGTTTCGACGTTTGATAGTTTACCTGTAAAGCGACTCAGTGCTGACCTACATGTCGCCGGTAGGTTTAGTGTTTTATCTAGCTCGCCAACAATTTCCAATGAATTTTTAATAAGTTCATAAATATTATTATCGGTATTATCAAATATATGTGTAATTCTATTTACAAGTGCAGTTTCAGCCGTAAGTGCCGGGGAATCTTTAACCTCATTTTGTATAGCGATCATTTTAAATAAATCGTTTATTTTTTCGTAATTAGACTGTAATTTTGAAAGGTTCCCGCCTTTCATCCGACGCCGGTTCAGTCTATATGTTCCTTTTCTACCCCCCTTGGATTTATGTTTCAAACCCTTGGATTTATTATGATTTCTCTTCTTTCGAGTATGATGGTGCATTATATATTATTCATACAAAACAATCCTCAGTTGAATCGATATAAATGTATTTATTCAATTACATAAATCAATATGTTCCAAGAAACTTCGACTAGCGCCCTCCAAATATCCCCCCCTTTAATCACAACCTTACATTCAAATATCAAACAAAAATTAGATGGATTCTTGGCGTCCAATCGCATCCCCCACCTATTGTTTCACGGTGCATCTGGAACAGGTAAGCGAACCTTGGTATATGATTTTGTAAATAAGATTTATAATGGTGAAAAACACAAATTGAAATCCAACGTAATGTTTGTTAACTGTGCACATGGAAAGGGTATCAAATTCATTCGCGACGAACTCAAATTTTTCGCGAAAACGAACATTAAAGGCACACAGGGTGTTCAATTCAAGACAATCGTCCTATTCAATGCAGACAGCTTAACCATCGATGCCCAGTCGGCCATGCGTCGATGTATCGAATTGTTCAGCTACAATACGCGATTTTTCATTGTTGTAGAGAACAAGCATAAAATGCTAAACCCCATTTTATCACGATTTTGTGAGATATATGTTCCTGAATATATGGACGGCAACGCCAACATTATTAATCTACACCAATATCATTTGAACAGAACATATGTCCAAGATTCAAGACCCATCCAGTGGTTTGATCAAATAATCGGTGAAAATTTAGACAAAACAACCAATGAATGGTTGGATATTATCACAAATGCATATGAAGCCGGATATTCATGTATTGATCTGATTCAATGGATAAAACTTACTCGATTATTATCGGATAGTCGACGTTCCGATGTAGTGATGTATTTCCACAAGATTAAGGCCGAATATCGAAACGAAAAACTGCTCATGTTATGCATTTTGGATTATATGCAGAACTCCTGCGACAATTTGAGGGAAACTCGTTGAATTGGTTATATTGATATGTTAATTAAATGTAAATGGACGATTTTGTGATATCAAATTTACACGAGTCTCGCAACGAATGGTGTAGTCGTCTAGTTACTATTTTTACGCCATTGGTCGTGGAAGGATTTAGATCTATATTCAACGAATCATGGAAAATGTGTATCGATGCAGATGAGATGGGAAAATACTTGATGACCTTTCAAAATCTATTGACCCGAATTCCTAAATGGAACTCCGTTCTTCTCGAAGAGGAGCGCAAGCGAATTATCGAACGTTCTGGCTGTAATTATTTAGAAGATTTGATCACGTGTGTGCATATTATACAACTCAAGGTATTGACGTGTATACGCGCAGGGAACAAACAAAAGAAGATTGATATTGCGATTCCAAAACTAGATCATTTCATCCACAAGGTCTATCTGCACACCGCGCGCAAGATTTATAGCAATGTCTATTTGTTCGAGAAGAATGTGACCCCCCTTCAGATGCAAAAAAATGCACGTGAATTGGAAATGATTATACAGGAGTGCATTTTGACTACTATTCGCGAGAGTATTCCCACCGAAGCAATCATTCGCGCATATATGGACGAAAGTGAAGAGCACGATGAAGAGGTCTTTATTGAAACGATGAACGAACCGACCAGAGAACCCGAATTGAAACCTACGGCCGCCGATGTGAAAAAAGAGATGTCTGAATCGATTCCCGTGACTCCTTCTATCCGAAATATCGATGATGCGCCGGTCATTACAAAACTCACATTTAACGACATGGATACCGCAGTAGACATTAATCGCAAAGAAGAGGTGATTCAAGCACCAAAGACATTAGAACGTCTCGAAGATATCAGTATGTCGCGGGCATTGGAGCGACGGTTCGCCGACGACTACGATGACGATGATGATGATGAACGCATTAAAATACACACCGATCCTATCAAGTTGAGTGATTTTGATATCTTGGATTCTGGATCAAGCGTGGGCGTGCTAGATGATTCGGACATTCAACTTGATATTGATGAACTACCGTAGAACTCCTTCGACTAGCGCATACATTTCCCTTCAAACAAAATAAAATATAATTCGTAAAATTAAATTAAATATAATATTTATGTAAAATATTATATTTAATATGATAACGACCGATATTGTTATGTTAGTAATCGCATCGAGGGGCAACAGATACGATAAACTGATAAATAATTATTGGTCTAAACTGATTAATTATATTAAAACAAACAACATTAATAATATAAAAATTTTTTTAATATTTGGTAATAATGTTAAAACTAGCGATTTGAATTTAAACGAAGAAGACAAGTTAATATTAAATACTCCAGAAAACTATATACCTGGAATACTAGATAAAACAATAAATGCCTTTACTGTAATTAATAATTCATATAACTATAAACATATTATTAGAACAAATCTAAGTTCATTTTTTATTCTAGATAATGTTATAAAACGAAGCAATGCGTTGGAAGATACAAATGTGTATAGCGGTGTAAATGGAGTATGTGGTAAAACAAATATACCATTTATATCAGGTGCATCAATGTGGCTGTCTAGAGATAATGTACAATATATAATAGATAATCAATCGTCTTTAGATAAGAAATTGATAGATGACGTTGCTATAGGTAAATTATTAATTAATCATAAAAAAGGTATACTTAAAAGATATGATATTGTTAATAGTGATATCGAGATTCAAGATAAAATTACACTATTGAATAATATAATCAATAACAATCATTATCATATTAGAGTAAAATCAAATAGAAACGACGACATAGACATCAATTATATGAATAAATTTACCGAAATTATGTATTCGCAGTAGCTTTCATTATCATCAACGCGTGGAAGGTGTCTATTGAACAATGAGAAGGTTATTACGAAAACTATAAAATTGATAGGCTTTTATTTACAACAATTCAGGGCATCTTTACTTAAGCACGTTAACATGCCTTACAAAACCGGAGGAGAAACGCATCACGGGGGTGTTGGAAATGAAAAGGAGTTAGTGGAACTTCTCAATACCCACCCAGAAATGCATATAAATAAACATATTCAGGAATGCGCGGCGTCTCAGGAGAAGCCGTTATGGGGACATTTGGGAGGAACTACCCAAAAAGCTGATTGTGATGTCGCCGTTGGAGACCGTCGTTTCCAGGTGTCTATCAAAAATCACGAAAATACGGGCACGTTTGATTGGATTAATACGAGCAAGTTGGAAGAATTCAACGCCCCGCTTGGACAATCAATCAAAGCCGCAATTGATCAATTCAAAGCCGCCAATCATGGAAACGCAGTCACACCGAGTATGCGAAACCAGATTGCGAACATGTTCAGTTCGGAATTTGACCGAATCACAAGTGATCAACTCAAGACCCTTCTTGGAACACTTTACGCGAAATATCCGAACTATGTTCTTGTGAACCACCATCGCGACAATAATTTGATATTATATCCCAAGGAAAATAACTTCCCCGAGTTCATCGCCTATCCGGAATGGGAGTATTACCTGAAAACGTCTCGCGCCAAGACCAGCCGGATGATTTACCGCCGAAAGGACGGGATCGAAGTCAATACCGATTTGCGCCTGCGATTGGTTCTCAACAACGGCGTGGGAGCACTGGTCGGACAAAGCGAAAAAAACAAGTGTTCAATTCCTTGTTTGAAAATTCAACAGGATAAGGTGGGGACATTACTCGCAAAATTGGTAAATACTGTGATAGATACGGTTCCTACAACCCGTGTCCTTCAGCCAACTCGGATTCCGACTCCGGGTCTAGATTTACTTGCGGAGGTGTGCAGTCGGATGCAAACCTTGCCTTAACAATCTCAATTACATCCGAATTTATATCATTTAATAAACAAACACGTCCCGTATTCACACAGGCGCTGGCTGTTGTTCCCGAACCACACATCGGGTCTAAAACAATATCACCTGCGTCTGTGCTAATTTCAATAAGTCGTTCAAGCAGTTTGACTGGTTTGGCGGTCGGATATTTTCGGCCTTCTGACCCCTGACTTATTGAGTGTATATCGTCCCATAGATCAGTGCATGGTTTGCCTGGATTCTCGGACAGGTATATTTTTTTATATAAATTTCCACCCGCCTTCTTAGGGAGATGAAGACGATTTTCGTCGCGCAACTTGACTAATTCAGATTCCTTGATTCGCCATCCAGATGCAGGATTAAATGTGAACCCGCCGACGTCGAATGAATACATGTAACCGCGCTTCGTCTTCTCGGTGACCAAATGTCCGAGAGAATAATTTCCGCGATCGTCGCTGTTTTTGAACGAGTTTTTTAAATAGGTAGCGTCCTTTTCCTGTGTGACTAAGCGAAACTTGTGTTTTTCCTTTTTGTTGCATTTGAATATGATATCAATGGTCGCGCCCAGTTTATTTTTCACGTTATTTTTGGATCGGCACTTTTTCCAGAATATCGGCGTAACCACAGAGAAATGCTTACGCAGCACCTTTTCTGGAATGAACATACAGACAGCCGAAATGTGGAAGAACAGTGTCCCATCGTCGGTTAATACCGTTTTCAGCGGTAATATAACAGATTCTAAGAATTCTTCGTAACTTGCGTCGGTCCATTTATCGGTGAACCCCACCGCCGAATCAACGCCCATCGTATAATTTCGATCAGAATTGAATGGCGGGTCCAAATAGACCATGGTTACTGAACCAGGGGTGAGGGTTTTGACGTATTCATTACAATCACCTAGATTGAATGAAACCGACTCATTTATACGGAGCAAGGGAACTATAATATTTTGTGCGGAAAGCATCTTTGTGTGTTGGTCTGAATTTATATTATCATTCGCGATCAATTTTGTTTGAACTCTTTCGACTATCGTGTTCGAACTCCTTCGACGTGCTTACGGAGTTCACTCGGGAAACTTCGGCTCTCGCCTACGGTTCCCTCCAGATTCTGCGTTATACAAATAAACAAAAAAGAGGCATAGATCTTATATATTTAGGGATTAATATGGAACAAGTTTTTGTTGTAGCGACAATTATCACTGTCCTTTTTTGTCTATCCAAGTTTATCGAATTCAGATATTTATCAGATGAGCGAAAACCGCTGAAAGATGTAGTTCGAGACAGCATTGTGGTAATGGTGTGCGCCATTACGGGTTCGTATTTTTATTTTCAGTTTAGTGGATATATTGCCGATTTTTTTAACATTGTTACGGAGACGCGAGTATTAAATCCTGCAACCACCCAAGTATTTACAGATGTTCCTAATTTTTAACCGAAAATCCTGCGACAATAGATAATCTGATATATGTATATGAATGATAAAAATATACCAGTTGCCGCTCATATAACGATATTAAAGCCACAAAACTCAATCCCCCAAACATTTATTTTACCGCGCGAGGTTATTCTTACTCGTAAAATGTATTTTGATAAGCACGATAAAGAACAAGGCGACGGGTTTTATCCTCAACTTGCCCGGCGAATGAATAGCAGCTATGGATCTGATAACACTCGTAACGACAGCGTTAATATTAGATTTAGATGGTCGGAATCTTATCCAGATGTTTGGACACAAATCGATAATTCTGTTATTTATGGATTTGATAGAAAATGCGGTAAGGAATTGTTACATTCATTAAACGAAGAATCGTATCTAAACGCTACGCGAATTTCGAATTCGGGGGGTCGAATAATCCACCCAAACACTATAATGAACTCAACATATCGAATAATGAATAAAAACGTGTGTGAATCGAATAGAACCGATATTTTCAAACTTCTTCGGCTATCGGCGACGGATCGTTTCATAGTAAACTCCGAAGACGCAATTCGAAGGAGGTCTCAGTCGTTTGCGTGTGATACTTCAACTAGCGCCTTACAAAATAACACATATGTTATCATCGATAACGCCTAGCTATTTTCATGATAGATGCATGAAAATAACACAACTCATTCGGCTACAGATCGCTTCAAACATAAGATGGGATCTGGTCAATATCCAAGACCATTTGACTTCCGTTTTCAGACTCTTTTGTGAAAAATTGGTTAAAATATGGGTGTTCTAATTGTGATTCAGGCGTATGTGCGTGAACTGTGCGCGCAATCATTTTATATAGCTTGAAACTGGGATAGCGTTCTTCACCATTTTTCTTGTATAATACGTTCTTACCATTATCGTCCATGCACCAGCGATGAATTGTTTTTTGCAAATCGTCCATTTCACCGACCTTTACATCGACATCCATGATAAAATCGAAAATGGAAGATCCAAGGCGACATAAATCAAAACTATAATTTGCCTCAAGAACCGGTCGCTTTTTGTTTAAAAACGGTTCCATATTGTATTGTGTAGACGCATCACCATCTGGTGCAAAACTATCACTACAGAACGTTTTGCCTTGATATTTATAAATACCGCGGCCAAAGTCGATAATTTTCAAAATGCGACCGTATGTAGGAACCTTATAAGATTTACCCGCGTATTTATAATACAAAAATTGTTTGTCTGTCTTGGTATACATTATATTATTTGTATGCAAATCATTATGTGTAAGATTAAACGCCTTTTGATAAATCAATAGACTCATAATTATTTGAAATAAATAACTCGCACCATTCTCAATGGATATCTCGTCGTTTACAAATAACTCGTCCAAGGTGCCGTCGCATTTTTCCATGCAAATCATTTGCACCGGAAAGTTGTTAATATATCCAAATACCTCCTCCTCTTCGGTGTCTTCGTCGCTATCATCTGAGTCCTCGTCATCGACCTCGTCATCGCTATCATCTTCATCTTCATCTTCATCTGTATTCTCGTCATCATCTTCATCTGTATTCTCGTCATCATCTTCATCTTCATCGTCTTCCGACGAACTATAATTAACATCACTATCTGATGACGAAGATTGAGAAGACGATGAAGACGGTGACGACGGATTTGAGCGTTTTGAATATACCATCTCCGCTTCTTCCGGAAGACTAGCATCTTCAGAGTTCAATTCAAAACCAGCACTTATATCTACGTTTTCGGCCAATATGTCTATATCCAATTCCGACAATGCATCGCATTCAATATCCAAATCATCTCCTTGGTTCACCGTTAATTTTTGTTTATTGCGTCTAGAGCCCGCGATTTGGTCTAATCCGTCGAATACGTGTTCAGGATCTTCTACATAGAATAATTTACCAACATTGTCGTTAAAAAATGTAGAATTCCTTAAAAAGTCCAAGTCGTCCGTGATACACACGCGAAATTTATCTTGGACACCAAGGTATGACCCATAATAATCAAGACCGTGATGGAAATTGTGAGAATGTAACAGAGTTGATGATAGATAAGTAAAAAATGAGTCAACATAAGCCGCGTTATGCCGACACAAAATCTTGCTAGATACCGATTCATCGGTTGAGTCGAACCGGGGCATTGTTCGGATCTTAGAGTCATGTATGTTATATTTACCAACCATATATCGATAAGGATCGAGAAGTGGTGAAAATTTAACAAAGACGTCGCGTTCTAGGAGCTGGGTTTTATTGTGCGTCGCAACATGTTTTAAATCTTGGACATGGTATGGATGATTCAATGCGATTGTATTATAATTTGTATCATTCATTTCGAAAAACTTGCGATATATAGGATTATACAATTGTAAATCTCGCACGCGATATGGGTTATAATCGTTCGGTGTTTGTTCGGATTCTATGACGTCCGGTTTTTGCCTATATTGTTCGCATAAAACCTCTAAATTTATGATAGTTGGTTTACAATAGGCAATGGGGGTTTTATACATATTCACAGAATGCCGACGTATAGGGTGTATAAATAGAATAATTGATAAATATAAACTTATCCAAACTCCTTCGACAATGCTTCGCATGACTCCGTAGTTCAATCCAAGAGTTTATATTTCATATTTTATATCTCAAATGATTACTATATAATAATATGACGTTGGAACTAAAAAAATTTGATATGCGATGGATTACATTTAAGCCAAATGAGAATAAAGGTCCGGTAATTGTGATGATTGGTCGTCGTGATACGGGTAAATCATTTCTTGTTCGAGATCTATTATATCACCACCAAGACATACCTATCGGAACAGTTATATCCGGTACGGAAGCAGGTAACGGGTTTTATGCACAGCATGTGCCCAAGCTGTTCATCCACGAAGAATATAACACAGTTCTGATTGAAAACGTGTTACGTAGACAAAAGGCCGTATTAAAACAAATGAACAAAGATATCGAAACACAGAAGAAATCATTGATAGACCCGCGTGCATTTGTGATTTTAGATGATTGTTTATACGACCAAACGTGGACGCGCGACAAAATGATGAGGTTGTTATTTATGAACGGACGTCACTGGAAAGTAATGCTCATTATCACAATGCAATATCCTTTAGGCATTCCGCCTAATTTGCGAACAAATATCGACTATGTGTTCATTTTGCGTGAACCGTATATGACGAATCGCAAACGTATTTGGGAAAACTATGCATCCATGTTTCCCACATTAGAGTCGTTTTCTTCCGTTATGGATCAAACGACCGAAAATTATGAATGTTTGGTCATTAATAATAACGCAAAATCGAATAAATTATACGACCAAATATTCTGGTATAAAGCCGAAACCCGCCCAGACTTCCGGCTTGGTTCAAAGGAATTCTGGGATATTTCCAAGGGAATGGACTCAGACAACGAAGGCGAAGCATATGATCCAAGCAAGGGTAAAAAACGCACTGGGCAACAAATTAATGTTAAAAAAACAAATACTAAATGGTAAACTCCTTCGACTAACGTATTCGGAGTCTAATTCGAAAACTTCGGCTCGCTTCGCTTCACCTAGCGACTCGATCCAAATAATAAGCGCAATGGGTTAAATCCATAACTATTTTCAAGCCCTAAATGCGATAATCCATGCACACCGATTGCGATACCAAACAATAAAATCAAGAAAAGAGTATGATGCGAATCCATTGCCCTTAATTTCGAGGAATGCATGAATGCATACACAATTGCAATCAATAGAAATATACCATTTATAAAGTGTGCATAAAACGACGGAGCTGTTAGTAAGAGGTTGTTGTAGGAGGTCGAAGGAGATTGGTTCATTTATATGATATAGTAATATCAGATAAAAGTTTTGAAGTGAAACGTAGGCGCGCTAGCCTAACGAGTTTATGCCGCGCTTGAAAGTGTGTCTACAAATTCGGATTCAATATTCGCAGCAGATGTATTTGTATCAGCATTCTTAATCAACTCTGCCTCGTGCGCAAGGCGATCGGTCTCATTCGAGACCTCGCGATCGGTGAAATTGATCGTGTCCTTAACACCCACCAATTCTCCATTCGCATTCAATGTCTGGGTCAACACGTTGCCCGACTGTTCCGCCTTCTTGATGTTGTCGGCAATTGCCTTCTCCTTCGTCTCCTTCACGCGCTTGTCGAAGTTCTCCTTTGCCTTGATCTCGTTCTTAATCTTCTCCTGGTGAAGCTTGTTCAACTCCTCCTCCATGAACTCGACGCGACCCGTCTTGTATGCATTGGGATCCCATGGTAGCCATACGCCAACAGGTGCTACGAAAATATCGTGATTGGGGTCCTTTTCGCGCAGCTTCTTGCAATGCTGCTCGGCCTCCTCCTGGGAGGGGAAGTTGCCGCGGTTCTTCAATCCACGAACCGATGTCTGGAACGCATGTTCGCGCTGGAACTTCTCGGTCAATTTATCTTCATTCTTGTCCAAAAAGGTCTTATAGTCATCCGACACAGACCCTTCCTTTAGACGTTCCTGCTCCTCCTTGCAAAACTCATTATAGTCCGCCATCAACTTCTCCAGATTCAAATTGTATTTATAGGAAATAAAGTTAATAAAATCGCCAAACTTAGACATGGACTTGTTAAAATCCCATTGCTGAACGAATTCGGCAAACAGGTAAAGCTCACGCTTTTCCAATATTTTATCGGGCGATAAAAACGACATACAGGTAAATCTCTGTCCGGCAATTCCGGCATCCTCGTCTAATACATCAACATATCTCGGATTAGGTGTTCCGTCATCGCGTGTTTTACGTTCAAGGCCAGACATTTAGCGAAACTATACAAATAGAAGACGTTAACGTTTAAGTATTTTTTAGCATTAAAACTATAAACCTATTTTCGCCCATTAAGGTTACCCCATTTATTTTTATTTTCGAGAGTTATAATATAATAGACACATGTCCGGAATGTTTGACTTTAGCGAACTCGTTAAGCGCGCCATCAAATACTTGATTGAAGGCCTTATGGTGGCCATTGCGGCCTACGCCATCCCCAAGCAATCCCTCAAGGTTGAGGAAGTCATTGTTATCGCATTGACTGCTGCTGCTACATTCAGTGTTTTGGATGTATTTGTCCCAACAATGGCGTCCTCTGCTCGCGGTGGTGCCGGTTTCGGTATAGGTGCGAACCTTGTGGGCTTCCCCGCCGGACTATAACCCATTCGATTAATATAATATAGGTTCGTAAATGGAACCCATATTATACCAATAACTCCGTCGCCCGATTTTAGTTTGTAAAATACAATATAAACGTTTGACTCGTAATTATTTATTCATGTCGCTCCCTACTGGTCTTGAATTCCCTGCGTCCGCATCTGTTATTACAGATAGAACCGCCCAGATTTTATCAATTTACGACAAATGGTATAACGATCTCATCGGAAAACAGTTTCTTACCAAATCGGAGTATTTCCAACATTTTGACTCTACCGAGGCATGGGATCTGGAATTGGAATGTTTTGATTTTATGCAATACGTTCATCCCGATCATGCTGTCCGAGAAGCGTCGGTCGAATCATCTAAAAAAGTCGCCGAATTTGGTAACAAATGGTCTATGGACGTAGATGTTTACAAGACAATACAATCGTTTTACGATTCATTTGAAGACCAACTTGTCGGCGAAGAATCGTTATGTCTTACCAGGACATTGAACTCATATAAACATAAGGGCATTCATTTGGATGCGTCGACCCGAAAACAGCTCGAGACAATTAATCAAACGTTGACCGAATTAAACATCACATACGGCACAAATTTGAACGAATTGGACGACCATATGTTTTTTTCCAAGGATGAGCTACGCGGCGTCGACGACGATTTTATCGAATCATTGGATCGATCAGATGACGGTAAATACAAAGTGACGACTAAATACGACCACATCAACATGATCATGCCGTATTGCGACGTCGAAGAGACCCGCAAACAAGTAAGCAAAACCTTTTCTCTTCGCGGAAAAGAGCCGTTTAAAAACCATCATCTTTTACAAAAAGCGCTTGAGTTAAGAAAGGAGAAGGCGCTGCTGCTTGGATACGACAGTTATTCTAGATACGTATTGTCTAATCGCAGAATGGCTACTTCGCCAGAACAGGTCAATAAATTTCTTGATGGTTTGGTTGATAAAATGAAGGCGGTTGCTATCTCCGATGCATCCGTTATTTCGAAACATTTCAACAAAGACAAAATGGAGTCATGGAATTTATCGTATTATACAAATCTCTATAAAAAGGATGTTCTCAAATATGACCAAAAATTGGTCCAGGAATATTTCCCACTTGAAACCTTGTTGCCCAAATTGTTAGGGACATTCGAGGATATTTTTCATCTTCGCATCGTAGAATGCGACGTGAACGCGGAGCAAAAGTGGCACGAGTCCGCGAAATGTTATGCGGTCCACGATGCTACATCTGACGAACTCATTGGACACTTTTTTATGGATTTGTATCCACGCGACGGTAAATATGGTCACGCCGCAGCGTTTACACTGAAACGTGCATACATCCCTACATCTACATGCGAACATGGTGAAGTCGAGACCGTGAAAACTGTTTTTATTAGCCCGGGCGAAGTCGTAGTCGATACACTATCTACCGACGTCAAGCCTGTGAGGAGCACACCTGTTTCTGCGATGGTATGTAATTTTACGAGACCGACTAAAGAGAAGCCGAGTCTATTGACGTTTAACGAAGTAGAAACATTTTTCCACGAACTCGGTCACATTTTCCATCAACTTTTGAGCAAAAATCGGTTCAGCATGTTCAGTGGAACTGCGGTGGAACACGATTTTGTTGAATGTCCCAGTCAGGCACTCGAGAATTGGTGTTACGAAGAGGAGTTCTTAACCAGAATTAGTAGCCACTATAAAACCGGCGCCACAATTCCCGTCGAAATAATGGATAATATTAAGAAAAATAAACACCTTTTTAACGGATTGCATTATGTTAGACAATTGGTTTTCGCGATGTATGATATGAAATTACATTCCAGTTCGGATAATGTGGATGTAGAAACGGCCTTTGCTGAATTCCAAGACAAATTGAGCCCGTTGGTTCATGGCGAAAGTTGCATGGCGGCGAATTTTGGCCATTTAATGGGCGGATATGAAAGCGGTTATTACGGATATTTGTGGAGTGAGGTATACGCTGCCGAAGTATTCCAATTATTTAAACAGTCTGGTGATATTTTCAACCGCGAAATAGGTCTACATTATAGACGATGCATTTTGGAAAAGGGCGGAACAGAAACGGGATTCGATATGATGGAGAATTTACTCGGCCGAAAGCCGAATAGCGATGCGTTTATGCGATCATTTGATTAAACATTCAATCGATTACGATACTAGATCGCATCTTATTTGGATATGTTCGTATAATAGGACGTGGGTGATAAACAGTCCAATATGTTCCAGGATACGGTCGACATATTTGATTTTGTTCGTTACAGCTACCAAATATCGGGCGACCCTGTTTATAAAAAATAGATAGTTGTTTTTGGCGCCATTTTTCTTGACCCCCCATAAGAACTTTTTTCTTTATTTCGGGGGCAGGATTGAGCAATAACGCCCCGGTTTGATTCGATTCGCCGATTTTTTCATCCATAATTATATATACATGCACATATTATTTTAAACAAAATAATATGCGAAGAACTGATAAACTGTGATTATTCGTAAGTTGATTTATGACCATCAACCCGTTCGCAAATAGCGTCTTCCAATATTGCCTTTCTCGCGCCATTACATAGCCATTTTACCGACCATTCAAATTCAAATGTAATTGGCCATTTGTCGGGTGAATTATCAAAATATCCAACCTTTAATATTTTATCCACTTTATCAATACCAGGACTTAATGAAAATAATGGCCAGTTTTCTAGATTTTCACCCCACCAATTTAAGTTTACGTCTGAACATGTACCAAATGGTTTGATATGGTCGTCAATTGAATCGTTTATTTTCAAAACCTCTATATATTTTTTCCCCGATTTTGTTGTCCACATTTTTCTACGTTCATCCGGTATATCTTCCCATCTTGGTATTAATTGTAATTGATCTACCTGATCGTCCAACATAATATCTACGGCTGTCGTTAGAAAGGGCTCTGTTACAATCCAACTGTCTTCCCAATGCAACCAATAATCGTATTTTCCTTCGCGTAATATGTCGATTATCATATTAATGGAGCGTGCTTGACCTTTATCATTCTCCTTTTTATTAATAAAATCGATTTGAGGGTATTTTTCCTCCAAATCAGAAATTGTATCGGCGGTGTTTTCTCCATATTCGTTAATTACAATCATTCTATCAATATCATCAGACGGGGTATACTTTATAAAACTGTCCAACGTTTTTTTCAATGAATCTAATTTATTCGGCTTCGATATATATGAGGTACACGTAAATAATATTTTTGGAGATTTTTCTGTGAATTCTTCGTTTGTTTTATTCATCGATAACTCAAAATAAATGATACTACCAATGATAAGTAAACATAATACTATAACCATTTGTCTTCGAATAGACATCATAATAAAACCGTTACTATGATATCTATATATAATAAAACTCCTTCGACCAAGGAGTCCACCCAGGAAACCAACTAAACCGTCGGGAAAAACTCCCAATCTAATTCGCCGCACACCTTCTTCCATATCATATCTTGTTCTAATTGTTTTTCACGGTCTTTCATCATGGGAATATATGGTAAATATTGCGTTTGCTCCAACAAGGTGCATAATTGATACAACGTATACGTGTAATTGAAAAAATTGGTTCGATTTGCGGGACAGTGGACTGCCCATGGTTTCTGTATTTCGATAAACAACACGCACAACGTCTCGTGTAATTCTTCGTTCATAATGGGCGGTTTTACACCAAAAATGGAATTGATATATTGAATGTGTTCGAAATATTTGTTCAGACCTAATTTGCGTAGAATCTCGCGCATCTTGTCGTAATTGATTAATTTAATATCTGTAATGCGCTCCTTCTTGATGCGTGAACGAATCGCCTCGATTACCTCCTCTGGTATCTGAGTGGTTTCTTTTGCTTGGAATTGTGATAAAATCTCCTTGAAATGGTTGAGACGTATATATGCAGTATATGAGACTTCATTTGGCGGATCTTTGTTATTGGGCTTGGAACTATCTACGATATAAGTGATAAATTGCCCACACATCATATTATTGCATATCATAATACCCTCTTCATCCTGGGGGACCATTTCCCCCTTACTACATGCCATGCATAAATCGCAGGACATGATGTAATCGTGGGGGTTTGTAAACTCGCGATTTACGTTTCGCCAGTATTCTTGATACATTTTCTTGGATTGACTATATTTGTCTACATCTTGGCGCTCTGGGTTTTTTGATTTTACCTTGAAGAAGGAATTGAGAACGGTGACGTTTTGTGCAGGTTCACCCGATGAAATCTGCTTCTTTTGCTCAAAATAGTCGAAAATGTATTGAGAATTGTCTAGGAGATATCGATTTCGCTGATGCTTCAATCGTTTAATTTCTGCCTTCTTTGACTTGACTTGGTCTTTGATATCTAAGCGTGTTTCTATCTGTGATTTGGGTAAGGTTTGATATTGTGTTTTTAATTCTTCGATTTCTTCTATTAGTTTAGGAATGTTCATGGTTTCGTTTTCGTGAAATTGGGTCAACAATTCACTGTGTTTTTCATCCAATGACGTCATTTGTTTATGCTGAACGTTCTTGGACATCTTTCAATACAATATGGAGATTTTGATGAATAACGTTTATGTATTTTATTGGGTAATTGTTTTGTTTGAATTTTAAAGGAAACGTAGGCTACAGTCGAAGGATTTTTTCGCGGGATGATATTATCGAGAACAACGTGCGTTGCTTCAACTGCGTTTTCGTCCATATTTAAATATTCACACATTTTATAATAAATATTAAATATGGCTGCGGCGGCTATTCAGATTAATATTCCGATTAATGATAACGTATGTAATAATATAGCGATATCCACTCAGGAATATGGTAAAATTTCTAAGGGATACAATACACCGCTGATTTCCACTGCTGTTGTGCGTCCAAACGCAGCAGCAGCAACCGCAGCATTAGCCTTAAATTCCATATACGACACAACCAATTTTAGACTATCTACCGTATTAGCAGATAATACACATGACGGGTTATCGCCGATTTGTTTAAAATCTGCAATGTTGGAAGATAATATGCTAACTAATACGAAAGTGTTATCTACTCCATTTCGACTTATTACAGAAATTATATCCGAAGTTGGTAGATGTGTTGAATTTATAGATCCTTCTCCTACCGGGCAAACAGCCCCTCAAACATTCACATCTGCGATAGACTTTGAACCGACGACGGCACCATATGATATACCAAATAATAATAACCAATGTTTTATTCGAGATTGTTTTGACGGAACGTGGATTCCCGGGTTAAATAATATATTTGATCAAGCAGGAGCGTCGTTGAAATCATTTATTGAATATCATAATGGGCGAAATTCTGTCGTTTGGGGGGGGCGCATATTAAGAAATCCTATAAAACTTATTAATGCTACTAATGCCCCGGGTGGTATTGGTCAGCAATTACGTCGTATAGTAGCGACTATAGGAGATGGTACAGGAGCAGATCGTTTACAATACACAGCTTATTTTAATTACGACCTCTTGTGGTTTCGTTATATCACTTCCATATATTTACCCAATGAATTGGGGGACTTGCGCGCCAGAGCGCTCGCTGCTATCACCACCGATGCATCACTAACTCAAACAGATATTTTAGTAATTAATACAGTAAATATCAATTTTTTATGGTGTCATTTAATGATATATTGCTATAAATGTGTGAGCGATGACGAATTTTTTAGTAATAACACTGCGTATAGAACAGGATATTTGTTGGTGTTGCAAAAAATGACCCAGATCCGATTTGATGGTTTCGCAACTACAGGTGATGACTATATATCAAATCCTTATATTTACTATCGTGGGTCAGGAAAAACAAATATATTAAAGGGTAATTATGCCGCGGTTTTACCATATATAGAAGAAATGTGCACTAGAATTTATTCTCCGAGCGCTGCAAACACATTCGGAACAGTTGAAAACGTTACTTTGGCTGGCGGCGTTGAATATGTAACATCACAATCAATGGCTGCGACTTGTATGAGTCAATTTTTAAAATTAATATTTCCCGGTCGTTCCAAGGCTACTGGTGATGCGATTAAAATTGCATGTATGAATGAGATAAATAAATTGTTCAATTTAACCGCGAGCAAAACATATGCTGGTTATGGATGGAGTATATTAAAGTTCTCGGGCGATTCATCACATATTGTGCTTGGTGAAATTATGGAATTTATACGCCTTGCATATCCGGGGGGTCCTCCTCCTCCGCCGGGGGGTCCTCCTCCTCTTAATTTAACTCAACTCGGGATAATATATGCTATTTCAGAACGCCCTCTTGCTGCCCGATTATTAGCTGCCCGTAAAAATGTATATTCTGCCGTCAATAGCGTATTTTCTAGTAAATTTGATGGACCTGGATCTGAGATTAAAGGTCTTCGACATTCCGCATTGTATATACAATGGGATAACACCAAGACATTTATTAATATCACCCAGGGGTTAGTTGATAAAGTTAACGATTATACGCAATTGATGGGAGAACCTGGTCTTCTTGATATAGTTGATACTCTCGAGATTTTCGCCCGTGATCAATTTGCAAATAACGACCTTGTGACCTATTTTGCTACCTACCTTGCTGACCCGGGTAAAATCAACCTTGCGACCTACCTTGCTGACCCGGGTAAAATCAACCTTGCGACCTACCTTGCTGACCCGGGTAACGCCGCCCTTGCGACCTACCTTGCTGACCCGGGTAACGCCGATATTGCCGCCAATTATGTTCAGACGGTTAATAATGCATGTAATACATTTCGGATCGCTGTTAATGCCGCTGTGGCTGACCCAATAACTACCAATTATATTCAGGCGGTTCAATTAGCCGGAGGCACTCTTATTACCGCCCTTACCGCCGCCCGTGCGAGACAAAATGTTATCAACGCTGCGACCGCTATTGTGACCGCTATTGTTGCTAGCCCCCACCCGAACGCCACCCCGAACGCCACTTCGAATGCCGTTGTAAATCTTATTATTTTAAATTGCTATTTCTACACAAAATCTATTTTACAACCCCCTAATTCTAATGTTAACAGTATTTTTGATAATATTAACGAAAATACGACCCCTCCTGAAAAAATAAACAAATTGATCACAAGTTTTAACGACCTAATGAATACAGATATAGTCGATGATTTTTTAACCATATATTCTATTGGAAAATTAAAAATCACTTTAGAGACCAAAATCCCTGACCCCGCAACTACGCTCCCTCCCACATTTACTAACTTAGTTACAGAATTGGGAGGCGGAAATCGTGGCGCGGGACATACAAATTGGTTAAAAGTCATGCATGCATTTAATATGCGTGCATCAATGTCTGATGCACCTGCGATTCGAGATCAATTTGATTCAATGTATGAAATTGTAAATTTGTTAGTGGAATATAATATTGACCGGAAACAGACCGATTCTAAGTATATTGCACGTATATTTGGGGTAGATAGTTTCAAAAGAATATTCAAAAAAATTATAAGTGCACACCTGAACAAACTGTTAGGAGGTAAAAACACAGAAAAAATAGAGTCGTTTAGACAAACGCGAGAAGAAGAATGGAGAGGCGATTCAAAAGGGAGTGGTGATATCATACCTGGAAAAGTGGACTCTATTATTGGACGAATGGAAACATTATTAACAAACTGTTTCAAAATAGATGAATATGTTCGTATTTCTCTTCCGGCGATGGTGGGTATGATAAGCGGTGGCGGAAAAGAAAAACCCCTCGGCTTGGGTAGTGGCGCAGAATATAATAATAATAATAAACCAGCGAAAAAAAAACGCACAGAAATGGGAAAAACCGCCGCGTTAAAAAATCCCATAGAAACGGGAAAAAACACCGCTATAAAAAATCTCGCACAAATGGAGAATATTATCCAAACACTTAGCGATAGAACCGAATTTGAAAAAGTAGCCAAATACCATGCAATCGCGGCTAAGGAACAGATAATAGACATATTAACCAATGGACAGTTCGTCGTTGAAATGCTGCCTAGTAATGTTGTAATAACGATTAATGATATTCACACAAAAAATGAATATATCGCAATAATTAACCCATTCATTAAAGAATATAACCGTATCGTTAGAGAATATAACCGTATCGTTAGAGAAGACGCGGACCAAGATATGGATTCGAATGATGCAGACGTTTTGGTTTTGGATGAAATTGTAGTTGCGAATGATGTTATAAATCAAATGGTTTCTCCGATACTGGCGAATATACGTAAGCTAGAAAGTTTACAAGGTGAATTCGAAAGGTTATATAACGCATTATACCCTTTCATAGCAAGTATTGAATATAATAAGCCATTCTATACATCATCTAAGAGCGAATTCGAATTGAATCAAATATTGGCGAATAGATTAAAAAATTTGGATATATCTGATATGGAGCTAATTAGAACGTCATCGGATGTGAACGACCTGCGAATGATTGTTCCGAAGGATTTTGATGATTTATATAAAATTAATAATATGCATTTATCTGCGGCGATTGAATATATACAAACACAATCGAATACCGGACATTTAAAATCTGCTAATATTCCTGTTATAAAACAAATACTCTTCCCATCAGAATATACTGTTAGGAAAGGCGATATGGCTAACCATCTCAGATCATTATCCGATATGAGAGAAGATAGCGGGATTACATACACAAATACCTTTGTTCCTCCGTATGGACCTGGTTCAGAATGGAGTTTATCATTCTATTTTACAAATATCCAATTGAATGGACTACCTAAAATAAGAGAGACTCTATACTCTGCATTGCAAATGTTTTTTCCAAATTTAGATACGATGGTTCCAATTGAAAACGAACATTATCAATACTATGACGTATATAAAGTTTTATACACGCTGGAACAACTATCGCTACCAACCGGCGGTTCTACATTGCATCCAGGAACCGCAACTATAAATGATATACTAGTGATTCTTAGGAATAGACAATATGTTGCTAGATTGATTTCAACATTAGGACCACAATTGGAACCACTTAATGAAATACGAGAAGGCGTAACGCGCTCAACGCGTTGGACAAGATTTTTACAGTATCTAACAACCACGACGGGCTATGCTGATGAAAATGATGAGACAACAGAAGGTATGCCGCATTTAAACGCTACGGTGTCGTCGATGCTTGGACTTAGAGGAGGAAATTCTAATAGAAGAAAAACTCGAAGAAGACGCCCCACCCGGTCACCTAACAAAACCCATCGTAAAATCAGCCGACTACGTCTAGAGACTTCATCCACCTCAAATAAATCCAATCGAAAGAAAACCAAAAGATCGAACCGACCCAAGAAGAATAAGACGCGCAGAAAACGCAATTATTAAGTATCTCTCACAATATATACCATTCAAAATATGCCCAATTCCACTAACATTCACCTAGATATAACGGATTCTATAGACGTCAATCAAAAACAATTGAAATGTATGGTCTTTGTGATGAATGCGATTGAGAAGGGATGGGCGGTGAAAAAACAGGGCGATGAATATATTTTCACCAAAAAACATGAGGGAAAGCGCGAAATATTTAGAGAAAATTACCTCGAAACATTTATTCAAACCAATTTTAATATGGACATACTGAAAAATAATTGAACTCCGTCGACAATAATCCGCTCGAAATATGCAGCCAAATTATACGATTCACGATCACGTGCGCGTTAACAATGAATTAAAATATCGCAACTTGGATTAAGGACCATCTTCCTCCAAAATTATACACCACCTCCAAATTATTTAGCAATATTTATAAAAATTCAATCGGACATTTTTCTCCGATTGAATTTAGACCAACCCCCTTTTCATAATTCGACGGCATACTTTAGCAAAAACCGGCCAAACGGTATTTTACGAAAATCCAACATTCCGATACAAATGATACGTTATTTCAAGCACAATTGGTGATTATTTTTGTAAAAAGGGGCACATTTAAATTATTTAGATCATTTTGTATTTTCCGAATTAATTCTATTATTCCAAAATTATTTTCTAAAACAAGAGTATAAAGAGAAAGCAATGGCTGGAGCACTCATGCAACTCGTCGCCTACGGCGCCCAAGACGTTTTTTTAACTGGAACCCCCGAGATTACCTTCTGGAAGGTGTCTTACAGACGCCATACCAACTTCGCCATGGAGTCTATTGAGCAGACCTTCGCCGGCCAAGCCGATTTCGGCCGCCGTGTGACCTGCACCATCTCCCGTAACGGTGATTTGTGCTACCGCACCTACCTTCAGGTGACTCTCCCCGAGATCAACCAGAACATGAAGGCCTCTGGTGATCCCGGTGTTTATGCCCGTTGGTTGGACTTCATCGGTGAGCAGCTTATCGCCCAGGTTGAGGTTGAGATTGGTGGCCAGCGCATCGATCGCCAATATGGTGACTGGATGCACATCTGGAACCAACTTACCATGTCCTCCGAGCAACAGCGCGGATACCAGCAGATGATCGGTAACACCACCCAGCTTACCTACATCACTGATCCCTCCTTCGCCAATGTGTCTGGTCCCTGCTCCGCCTCCGGTGGACCTTCCCAGGTGTGCGCTCCCCGTAACGCACTCCCCGAGACCACCCTCTACATTCCCCTGTTGTTCTGGTTTTGCAGAAACCCCGGACTTGCCCTTCCTTTGATTGCCCTGCAATACCACGAGGTGAAGATCAACATTGATTTCCGCCCCATTGGTGAGTGCTTGTGGGCCGTCAAGAACTTGAGCGCCACCTCCTCCACTCAATCCACCTCTGCCGCCTACCAACAATCCTTGGTTGCTGCCTCTCTCTACATCGACTATATCTTCCTCGATACCGATGAGCGCAGAAAGATGGCCCAGAACCCCCACGAGTATTTGATTGAGCAGCTCCAGTTCACTGGTGACGAGTCTGTCGGCTCTTCCAGCAACAAGATCAAACTCAACTTCAACCACCCTTGCAAGGAGCTCATCTGGGTTGTCCAGCCTGACGCCAACGTCGACTACTGCTCTTCCCTTGAGGGAGGCCAGACTCTGTTCAAGACTCTTGGTGCCCAGCCCTTCAACTACACTGACGCCATTGATGCTCTTCCCAACGCCATCCACGCTTTCGGTGGACCCAATGAGACCTCCGGAGCCAATGCCTTCATCACCTCCGGTGGTATCTTCCAGGACCCCGGCGCCATGGGTGGTATTAGCACTGATAGATGGGACACCGAAGCAGTCCCTCGTGGTGTCTTCGGAGCCACCTCCGGTGCTGGTTACGGCCCCGACAATGAGGGTTCCTATGTGTCCGATGCCGGCACCTTCGTGCTTGCTGAGACCGCCCTCGACATGCACTGCTGGGGTGAGAACCCTGTCGTCACCGCTAAGCTCCAGCTTAACGGCCAGGACCGCTTCTCCGAGCGTGAGGGTTCTTACTTCGATGTTGTCCAGCCCTTCCAGCACCACACCCGTGCCCCCGACACTGGTATCAACGTCTACTCCTTCGCCCTTCGCCCTGAGGAGCACCAGCCCTCCGGCAGTTGCAACTTCTCCCGCATTGATAACGCCACCCTTCAATTGGTTCTTTCCTCCGCCACTGTTGGTGGAACTGCTACCGCCAAGGTTCGCGTCTATGCTACCAGTTACAACGTTTTGAGAGTAATGTCAGGAATGGCCGGGATTGCGTACAGCAATTAAGCTGTTAATCGATAACATTTATCTCCTAATAATATTTGTATAATCCAAATCTAGTAATTATACAAATTCATTCGGCTAGCCCCCTACGTTTTCGTCCAAATTCAATAGAACAATTCCACAATTTCTACTGTTTTATGTGGAATATTATTTATCCAATATTCAAGTTGTTGGATCAACATATTTATTCGTGCATGCCATTCATCGCGTTTACTTTTTGATACATCTAATATACCATATCCATTTATTCGCCAACACGATGCTATTTTTGTTCCTTCTTGGTTCACATATGCGTCGGGATTAAATCGAATGAATACTACCGGTCTATGTCCAATGTCTTGTGAAATCTCCATTAATCGTTTATTTTGACACGAACAATCATAGGTATTATGTTTATTCTCGTCGACTTCAATAATAATTACATGACTT